GCGCTGGTGGGCGAGACGATTGATCAGGTGCGCGAGGTGATGGTGTTTGGCGAAAGCGGCATTCTGGCGTGCTCGCCCCCGGACCGGCGCCCGGTGTGGGAGGCTGGGCGGCGCAGGCTGGTCTGGCCCAATGGTGCGATTGCACAGGTGTTCTCGGCCCATGAGCCGGAAAGCCTGCGGGGGCCACAGTTCGATGCCGCTTGGGTGGATGAGCTGGCCAAGTGGAAAAAGGCCGAGGACACGTGGGACATGTTGCAGTTCGGGTTGCGCCTTGGGACGCATCCCCGGCAATGCGTTACTACCACGCCGCGCAATGTGGGGGTGCTGAAGCAGATCCTGAAGAACCCCTCGACGGTGACGACCCATGCGCCGACGGAAGCCAACCGCGCCTATCTGGCGAAGAGCTTTCTGGACGAAGTGCGGACGCGTTACGCGGATACGCGGCTGGGGCGGCAAGAACTGGACGGTGTGCTTCTGGAAGACACCGAAGGCGCGCTGTGGACCATGGCGATGCTGGACCAGCATCGCTTGGGGTCGGACACGCCCGTGCTGGATCGGGTCGTGGTGGCGGTGGATCCGCCGGTCACGGGCCATAAAGGCTCGGACGAATGCGGGATCGTGGTGGCTGGCGTCTTTGCGAAGGGGCCTCCGGGCGAATGGAAGGCCGTGGTGCTGGAAGATGCCAGTGTGACGGCGGCCAGCCCCTCGGAATGGGCTGAGGCGGCTCTGAACGCGATGGAGCGGCATCAGGCGGACCGGCTGGTGGCCGAGGTCAACCAAGGCGGCGACCTCGTGGAAAGCGTGATCCGTCAGATCGACGCGACGGTGCCCTATAAGGCGGTGCGTGCGACGCGGGGCAAGGTCACGCGGGCCGAACCTGTGGCAGCGCTCTATGAACAGGGGCGCGTGTCCCACGCGGGCAACATGGCCGCGCTAGAAGATCAGATGTGTCGGATGACCAGCCAAGGTTATGAAGGCAAAGGCAGCCCCGACCGCGTGGATGCGCTGGTCTGGGCCTTGCATGAACTGATCATCGACCCCGTTGCGTCCTACCGCAGACCGCAGGTGCGCACGCTTGGTTAAAGGGTTTTTTAACCCTCACTGGCAAAGTGCCAAACATCGAAAGGCGGGGCGAATAGCCCGATGGGTCACCAGCCCCGCCTGATCACGAAATGACAAAATATCCGCTGGGTGGCGCGAGCGCGTTTTGCCCGGACAGGACAGGTTTGCCCGGGGAACGCCGGGGGGCCGGAAACCGAAACCAAGGAGCCAAGGCGCATGGTATTTGATTTTCTGAAGCGAGGCGCGGATGACGCAAAGGCCGAGATGCCACATGAGGCCAAAGCATCGGCCACCGGGCCGGTGATCGCCTATGGCAATGCGGGCCGTGTGGCTTGGAGCCCGCGCGACACGGTCAGCCTGACCCGGTCTGGCTTTTCGGCGAACCCGGTCGGCTTTCGCTCGGTCAAGCTGATCGCGGAAGCGGCCAGTGCGTTGCCTTTGGTGCTGCAGGACGACCAGCAGCGCTATGACATTCACCCGCTTCTGGACCTGCTGGCCCGCCCGAATGCGGCGCAGGGCCGTGCTGAACTGTTCGAAGCGTTTTTTGGCCAGATGCTGCTGACCGGCAATGGCTATCTGGAGGCGGTTCTGGACGACGCGGGCCAACCGCGCGAGCTGCATGTGCTACGCTCGGACCGGATGGCGCTGGTGCCCGGCGCGGATGGTTGGCCGGTGGCCTATGACTACACGGTTGGGGCGCGCAAGCACCGTTTCCATGTATCCGAGGGGGCCTCGCCCATTTGCCATGTGAAAGCCTTTCACCCGCAAGATGACCACTATGGTCTGTCTCCGCTTCAGGCAGCGGCCACCGCGATCGACGTCCACAATTCTGCAAGTCGCTGGTCCAAAGCACTGCTTGATAATGCGGCGCGCCCTTCGGGGGCCATCGTCTACAAAGGGGCTGAAGGGCAGGCGCAGCTAAGCGCGGATCAATATGATCGCCTGCTGAGCGAGATGGAAAGCCATCACGTGGGTGCGCGCAATGCCGGACGCCCGATGCTGCTGGAAGGCGGGTTGGATTGGAAGCCGATGGGGTTCAGTCCCTCGGATATGGAATTCCAGAAAACCAAGGAAGCCGCAGCGCGAGAGATCGCGCAGGCCTTCGGGGTGCCGCCGATGCTGATCGGCATTCCGGGCGACGCGACATACGCCAATTACCAAGAGGCCAGCCGTGCCTTCTATCGCCTGACCGTGGTGCCTTTGGTGTCCCGTGTGGCGGCCAGTGTGGGTCACTGGCTGGCCGGGTTCACAGGCGAAGGCGTGAAGCTGAAGCCGGATCTGGATCAGGTGCCTGCGTTGGCGGCTGAACGTGACCAGCAGTGGAAGCGCGTGGCCGAGGCTGACTTCCTGACTGAATCCGAGAAGCGCAGCCTGCTGGGCCTGCCGCCGCTGGCTCAAGACTAACTAGAAAGGGTGCATTCCATGAGTGATTACCACACCGATTTCGGGCTTGAGCACAAGTTCGTCAAACTGGGCGAGACCGTCCAGACCGCCGAGGGCATTCAGATCGACGGCTATGCCAGCTTCTTTGATGAAGTCGACAATGGCGGCGATGTCGTGGCCCGCGGGGCTTATGCCAGATCGCTGGACGAGCTGAAGGCAAAGGGGCGCGGCGTGAAGATGCTGTGGCAGCACGACCCGGCCCAGCCCATCGGAATTTGGGACGAGGTGCGCGAGGATGCCAAGGGCCTTTACGTGAAAGGCCGCATCCTGAGCGATGTCGAGAAAGGCCGCGAGGCTGCCGCCTTGATCGAGGCGGGCGCTATTGACGGGCTGTCCATCGGCTATCGCACCAAGAAATCGACGAAGACCCAAACGGGCGGACGTCGCTTGATGGAATTGGAGCTGTGGGAGGTGTCGCTTGTGACCTTCCCGATGCTTCCGACAGCGCGGGTGGGGGCTAAGGGCGATACGCCTGATGCCGATGACACCACCTTGCGTGAATTGGCCGCAACCCTTGAGGACGCGCGCCTGATGCTGGCCCGCAACGCCTGAGCCAGCGATCTGAACCCCTGAAAAGGACCCAAAGATGAGCAACAAAGAGACGAAGGCTCTGGGCCAGTCGGCTGCGCCTGCTGGCCAGGTTTCGGGCCCCACTCCGGCTGCCGAGGTGAAGACCGCGCTGGCTGGTTTCGTGAGCGATATCAATCAGTTTCACGAAGACATTTCCACCAAACTTCAACAACAGGAAGAGCGACTGACCATGCTGGATCGCAAATCTAACACCATCGCGGGACGCCCGCATCTTGCCGCGGCTGCCGATCTGGAAGCCCCGCATCAGAAAGCCTTCGAGGCCTATGTCCGCTCGGGCGACGATGACGCGCTGCGTGGCATCGATCTGGAAGGCAAGGCCATGTCCTCGGCTGTGGCGGCTGACGGCGGCTATCTGGTTGACCCGGTGACCGCGGACACCATCAAGGGCGTGCTGAACAACGCAGCTTCCCTGCGTTCGGTTGCCAATGTGGTGAACGTCGAAGGCACTGCCTATGACGTGCTGATCGACCAGGGCGATCTGGTCACAGGCTGGGCATCGGAAACTGGCTCGGCCGCGGAAACCGGTACGCCGCAGATCGACCGCATCTCGATCCCGCTGCACGAACTGTCGGCCCTGCCGAAAGTCTCGCAGCGCCTGCTGGACGACAGCGCCTTTGACATCGAAGGTTGGCTGGCTGGCCGCATCGCCGACAAATTCTCGCGTGCGGAAAGCGGTGCATTTATCAACGGTGACGGCGTCGAAAAGCCCGTGGGTATTCTGAACCATACCGCTGTGGACAACGGCAGCTGGACCTGGGGCAATCTGGGTTACGTCGCCACCGGCGAAGCAGGTGACTTCAACGCCACCAACCCGGCAGATGCCATTTTCGACCTGATCTATGCGCTGGGTGCGGACTATCGCGCCAATGCGGTCTTCGTGATGAACTCGAAAACCGTGGGCGCTGTGCGCAAGCTGAAAGACGCGGATGGCCGCTTCCTGTGGTCGGATGCGACCGTTGCTGGCGAGCCGGCCCGTCTGATCGGCTATCCGGTTCTGATCGTCGAAGACATGCCCGACATTGGTGCAGACAGCCTGTCGATCGCCTTTGGTGACTTCGCCAACGGCTATACCATCGCGGAACGTCCCGACACGCGCATTCTGCGTGACCCGTTCTCGGCCAAGCCGCATGTCCTGTTCTATGCCACCAAACGTGTAGGCGGTGACGTAAGCGACTTTGCTGCGATCAAACTGCTGAAGTTCTCGGTCTCGTAACGACCGGACCTGATCCCGTGGTGACCTTCGGGCCATCACGGGGCAGGGCGCGCACCGACCAACCCCGTGTTGTCTAGCTGCTCCCCCTCCGTCCGAGCAATACGGACGGTGCGCGCCCACCCTTTCCCACATGACGTGAGGGGCCCGAATTTCGGAGATGATCCATGATGTTAGTCGAGCAGACCACAGTGCCGGGCACGGCCCTTCCGGTCGCCCAATTCAAGGACCACCTGCGGCTGGGGACCGGGTTTGCCGATGATGGGGTGCAGGATCAGGTGCTGGAAACCTACCTTCGGGCCGCTATGGCCGCGATCGAGGCCCGCACCGGCAAGATCCTTCTGTCGCGCGAATTTACCTGGACCCTGACCGCTTGGCGCGATTTGGCGTCGCAAGCCCTGCCGGTGGCACCTGTCACCCAAGTGTTGAGCCTTGAGATCCATGACCGCTTGGGCGGGACCGAGGTGATTGACCCCAACCGCTATGGGCTGGAGCCGGACATGCACCGTCCCCGCCTTGTGTCGACGGGGCTGTGTTTGCCTGCCATTCCCGTTGGCGGTCAGGCTGTGATCGGTTTCGAGGCAGGCTTTGGTGCTGCTTGGACCGATTTGCCTGCTGACCTGGCGCAAGCGGTGATGCTATTGGCCGCTACCTACTATGAAAACCGTTCGGATGGCGGTGTGACCGGGCAGGGTGAACTGCCTGCGACGATCGCGGCGCTGCTGCAACGCTATCGGACTGTGCGCCTGTTTGGCGGTGGAGGGGCGGTATGAAGCGCCCTGTTCTGAACCGCAAACTGTCGCTGGAAGAGCCTGTTCGCGCGCCGGATGGCGCCGGTGGCTTCATCCAAAGCTGGCAGGCGCTCGGCACCCTATGGGGCGAGATCAAGCCCCGCACAGGACGCGAACGCGCCTCTGGAATGGCCACAGTATCATCGATTGCCTTTCGTATCACGGTGCGCGCTGCTCCTGATGGTGCGCCGTCCCGCCCGAAGCCTGATCAGCGTTTTCGCGATGGCTCGAGGATCTTCCGCATCGTGGCGGTGACAGAAGCGGATGCAGGTGCGCAGTACCTGACCTGCTTTGCACAAGAGGAGGTCTCGGCATGAGTTATGGCGTTTCAGCGGCTCTGCAACAGGCCATTTACCAGCGCCTTGCGGCTGATAGCACGCTGTCTTCTTTGGTGCCCGGTGCGATCTATGATGCGGTGCCTGCGGGCATCATCACCGGTACCTATGTCAGCCTTGGCCCTGAGGATGTGCGCGAACGCTCGGACATGACCGGGCAGGGCGCGTTGCACGAGGTCACGATCAGCGTGGTCACGGATGCTGCGGGCTTTCAGGCCGCCAAAGAGGTCGCCGCGGCGGTCAGCGATACGCTGGTGGATGCCAGCCTGATCCTGGCGCGGGGCCGACTTGTGTATTTGAATTTTCATCGTGCGCGGGCGCGGCGGGTTGAAGACGCGGATGTACGCCGCGTCGACCTGATCTTCCGCGCACGCGTCGAAGACAACTAAACCTTTCAAAACGGAGTGATCCTATGGCTGCGCAAAACGGCAAAGACCTTCTGATCAAGCTCGACATGACCGATACCGGCGTGTTCGAGACCATTGCGGGCCTTCGGGCCACGCGCCTAAGCTTCAACGCGGAAAGCGTCGATGTGACCAGCCTGGAGAGTACGGGCGGTTGGCGCGAGTTGCTGGGCGGCGCTGGCGTGAAGTCGGCGTCGATCTCGGGTTCGGGCGTGTTCAAAGACGCCTCAACAGATGAACGGGCACGGCAGATCTTTTTCGACAACGAAGTGCCGAATTTTCAGGTGATTGTACCCGATTTCGGCGTGGTCGAAGGCCCGTTCATGATCACCTCGATCGAATATGCAGGGTCGCATAACGGTGAGGCGACGTATGAGCTGTCGATGGCCTCGGCCGGTGAACTGACCTTTACGGCGCTGTGATCATGACAAACCGGTGGACGGGCGAAGTGGCGCTGGTGATCGATGGCACATCCCATGTGCTGAAACTGACGTTGGGGGCGTTGGCCGAGCTGGAAGAGCAGCTGGGCGAGGCATCCATTGTGTCCTTGGTCGAGCGGTTTGAACACGGGCAGTTCTCAAGCCGGGATGTGCTGGCGCTGATCGTGGCGGGGCTGCGTGGCGGGGGCTGGCAAGGGACGGCAACGGATTTGCTGGCCGCCGAAATCCAAGGTGGCCCGGTCGAGGCGGCAAAGGCGGCCGGTCAACTTCTGACCCGCGCCTTTGCACTGACCCCGAACGAGGCCGCCGATGGCTGAGCCTTCCGGGTTGGACTGGCCGGGGCTGATGCGCCTTGGACTCGGAAAACTGGGGCTGCGCCCGGATCAATTCTGGGCGCTGACCCCCATCGAGTTGGCTGTGATGGCCGGGCTGGAAGGGCAACCTGCCACCTGCTTGCGGTCGCGGCTGGAAGAGCTTGCACGCGCGTTCCCTGATGAACCGCGTGCCCCCACTGGAAAGGGCATGTGATGGCTGGATTGGACAGTATCGACAGCTTTGAAGATCAGATCGACGCGCTGGAGGCCGCGCTTGGCGGCGCGCAACAGATGACCGCTGGGTTCATTTTCGAACTGAAGGGCATGCATTCAACGATCTCGGACCTGAGCACAGATGTGAACAAGGTGTCGTCGGGCATTTCGTCCGGGTTGAAGCGCGCCTTCGAAGGGCTGGTTTTTGACGGAATGAAGCTGTCGGACGCGTTGAAAACGGTCGCGAAGTCGACGACGGATGCGGCGTTCAACGCGGCGATCACTCCCGTCACCAACCACTTCGGCGACATCCTTGGGCAGGGGGTGGGCGCGCTGATGAATGGCTTTCTGCCCTTCGCCGACGGCGGCGCCTTCACCCAAGGGCGCGTGATGCCCTTTGCCAAGGGGGGCGTCGTCTCGCAGGCGACCACCTTCCCAATGCGCGGTGGGACGGGCCTAATGGGCGAGGCCGGGCCGGAAGCGATCATGCCACTGAGCCGCGGGGCTGACGGACGCCTGGGCGTACGCGCTGCGGGCGGCGGGGCACCCGTCAACATCACCATGAATATCTCGACCCCGGATGTGGAAAGCTTCCGCCGGTCGCAAAGCCAGATCGCGGCCAATGTCCAACGTGCACTTGCACGTGGGCAACGTCACCGCTGATCGCCTGATTTTACGACCTTAGGAGGGTTCCTCATGTCCTTTCACGAAATCCGCTTCCCGGCCAATCTGAGCTTCGGCTCAGTTGGTGGGCCTGAACGGCGCACTGAAGTTGTGACGTTGGCCAATGGGTTTGAAGAGCGCAACACCCCGTGGGAGCACTCGCGCCGACGCTACGATGCCGGGATCGGCATGCGATCGCTGGACGATGTCGAAACGCTGATTGCTTTCTTTGAAGCGCGGCGTGGACAGTTGCATGCGTTTCGCTGGAAGGATTGGTCGGACTACAAAAGCGGGCTGCCCTCAACGGATATTGCTTTCACTGATCAGATCTTGGGTTGGGGCGATGGTGTGAGAACCGAGTTTCAGCTGATCAAGACCTATCGGTCGGGCACGGATACCTATGATCGTCCGATCCACAAGCCGGTCGAGGGCACCGTAAGGCTGGGCCTGAAGGGCGATCCTCAGATCGAAGGCACGCAATACAGCGTGGACCTGACGACGGGGATGGTAACATTCGCGACGGCGCCGGAGGAGGGTGAAGAGGTCACCGCTGGCTTCGAGTTTGATGTGCCGGTCCGGTTTGACACCGACCGGATTCACACCTCGGTTGCGTCTTTTCAGGCAGGCGATGCTCCAAATGTGCCCGTCGTTGAGGTGCGTGTCTGATGGCGATTTCTACCGAATTTCAGTCCCATCTTGTCGAAGGGATCACAACCATTGCGCGGCTGTGGAAGGTCACGCGGCGCGATGGTGCTGTGCATGGCTTCACCGACCACGATTTGAACGTGCAGATGGATGGGGTCATCTACAAGGCCGATACCGGCATGACCGCCCATGCGCTGAGCCAAACCACCGGCTTGTCGGTCGACAACACCGAGGCCTTGGGCGTTCTGTCAACAGATGCGATCAGCGAAAAGGACATTCGTGCCGGACGCTATGATGGTGCCGAGGTCGAAGCTTGGCTGGTTAACTGGCGCGATGTCTCGCAACGCTTTCTGCGCTTTCGCGGAACGGTCGGAGAGCTGGCCCGCGAGGCGGGTGGTTTCCGCGCCGAGCTGAACGGGGTGAGCGAAGCCTTGAACCAGCCACAGGGGCGGACGTATCAGTCTCCGTGTTCGGCAGTGCTGGGCGATGGGACATGCCGGTTTGATCTGGAGCAGACCGGGTACTCGGTCGAATTGGATCTGGTCAGCAATGTCGACGAGACAGTTTTTGAATTCGCGGACATGGCGCTTTATCCGGAAGATTGGTTCGTGCGTGGACGCTTCTTGGTGCTCAGTGGTGACGCGGAAGGATTAAGTGGGACCATTAAGAATGATGCTGTGGGCGAAAATGGCGCACGGACCATCGAACTGTGGGCGGCCTTGCGCGCCGAGATGCAGCCGGGGGACCGGGTGCGATTGGAGGCAGGCTGTGACAAGCTGCCCCGGACCTGCCGCAAGAAATTCAACAATTTCCTGAACTTTCGCGGATTTCCCGACATTCCGGGCGAAGACTGGCTGATGTCTTACCCGATCCCGTCTGGCCAGAATGACGGCGGTGACGGGCGCGAGATCTTGGATCTTGATGATGACGATACCGATAACCCGTTCTCGCCAGTGTCTGGTGGCTGATATGGCGCAGACACAGGCAGAGATACTGCAGGAATTGCAGGAATGGCTTGGGACGCCCTACGTACATCAAGCCTCGCAAAAAGGGGCGGGGTGTGACTGTCTCGGGTTGGTGCGTGGGGTTTGGCGGGCCGTGTTGGGGCAGGAACCTGTAGAGGTGCCGCCCTATACCGCCGATTGGTCCGAGACCGATCGGCAAGAAACTCTGTGGCAGGCCGCCCAGTCCCATTTGGTTTCTAAGTCCCCGGAAGATCGGCAACCCGGCGACATCCTGTTGTTTCGGATGCGTTCGGACGCGGTGGCCAAGCATCTTGGTTTTGTCAGCCGCATCGGGCCGACCCCCTCGTTTATCCATGCCTATAGCGGGCATGGGGTCGTCGAAAGCCCGCTTTCGACCCCTTGGGCGCGCCGCATTGTGGCGTGTTTTGAATTTCCTGAAAGGACAAGCTGATGGCGACGATACTTCTTTCTGCCGTAGGTGCTGCGGCTGGTGCCTCGATTGGTGGCGGTGTTCTGGGACTGTCTTCTGTGGTCATCGGCAAGGCGATCGGGGCGACGATCGGCCAGACCATCGACAACCGCATTCTAGGTGCGGGATCCGACCCGATCGAGACAGGGCGCGTGGATCGCCTGCGCATGAGCGGGGCATCCGAAGGCGTGGCAATCCCGATGATCTATGGGCGAGCGCGATTGGGCGGTCAGGTGATCTGGTCCACGCGCTTCAAGGAAAACACCACCACAACCGGGGGCGGTAAAGGGCTGGTTAAACCACCAGAACCCGAGGTCACGACCTATAGCTATTCGATCAGCTTGGCCGTCGCGCTGTGCGAGGGTCAAATCACGCGCGTTGGCCGGATCTGGGCCGATGGCAATGAGATCGAGAAAAGTGATCTGACCATCCGTGTCTACAAAGGCACCGAGGATCAACTGCCCGATCCCAAGATTGAAGCCGTCAAAGGGGCGGGGAAGGCACCAGCCTATCGCGGGGTCGCCTATGTCGTAATCGAGGATCTGGACGTCACGCAATTCGGCAACCGCGTGCCCCAGTTCAGTTTCGAGGTATTCCGCCCCGAACAGCCAAATCAGGACAAAGAGGTCGCGCGCGGCACGCAGGCCGTGGCGTTAATCCCTGGAACAGGGGAATACGCGATGGCGACGTCCAAGGTCCACTATGATGCTGGCCCGGGCGTCAGCGGAGGGTCGAACCAGAACAACCCGTCTGGCAAAACGGATTTTGTGACGTCGTACGACCAGATGCGCGAGGAGATGCCCAACTGCAAAAATACCGCCCTTGTCGTGTCGTGGTTTGGCAATGACCTGCGATGCGGATCGTGTCAGATTCAGCCTCGGGTCGAACAGCAAGACATGGATGGCAAGTCCATGCCGTGGACCGTCAGTGGTGTCGCACGTGCTCAGGCTGGGCTGGTGCCACGTGACGAAGACGACCGCCCGGTTTATGGCGGGACGCCCTCGGATCAGGCGGTGAAAGAAGCCATCGCCCATGCGGCGCAGAATGATCACAAAACCACCTTCTATCCCTTCATTCTGATGGAGCAGATGGAGGGCAATACGCTGTTCGATCCCTGGACCGCCCAGATCGGACAACCCGCCCTGCCGTGGCGCGGACGGATCACCACCGTGCTTGCGCCGCATCATCCTGGGTCGCCGGATGGGACGTCGGGTGCGGTGTCGCAGGTCGATGCTTTCTTCGGAAGCGCGCAACCCGGTGACTTTACTGTGACGGACGATGGGGTGGACTATACTGGTCCGGCTGAGTTCTCGTATCGCCGTTTCATCCTGCACTATGCGCATCTTTGTGCAGCAGCGGGGGGCGTGGATGCCTTCCTGATCGGCTCCGAGCTGCGCAGCTTGACCCAGATCCGTGGGCCGGGCAACAGTTTTCCGGTTGTCGCACATTTGATGCAACTGGCCGACGACGTGCGCGGTATTCTGGGGGCTGAAACCAAGATCTCGTACGCCGCCGATTGGTCGGAGTATTTCGGCTATCAGCCACAGGACGGGACTGGGGACGTGTTCTTCCACCTCGATCCCCTGTGGAGCCATGACGAGATCGACTTTATCGGGATCGACAACTACATGCCCCTGTCCGATTGGCGTGATGGATTGGACCATGCGGATGCCGGATATGGCGCGATCTATAATCTCGACTACCTCAAAGCCAACATCGAAGGCGGCGAGGGGTTCGATTGGTACTATAAGACACCCGAAGCCCGCGAACTGCAGGTCCGCACGCCGATCACCGATGGCGCCTATGGCGAGGATTGGGTCTATCGTCATAAAGACCTGCGCGGATGGTGGGAGAACTCGCACCATAACCGCGTGGGGGGCGTGCGCGATGTGACGCCGACGGATTGGTTGCCCGGATCAAAGCCCTTCTGGTTTACAGAGATGGGATGTGCAGCCATCGACAAGGGCACCAACCAGCCGAACAAGTTCCTCGATCCCAAAAGCTCGGAAAGCTCGCTGCCGCGCTACTCAAGCGGGCGGCGCGATGACCTGATGCAGGCGCAGTATCTGCGGGCCATGTATGACTATTGGGGAGAGGCAGTGAATAACCCCACCCATAGTGCAACCGGCATACAGATGCTGAATATGAGCCGCGCTCATGTCTGGGCATGGGATACGCGTCCCTTCCCGCAATTCCCCAACCGGAAGGGATTATGGAGCGATGGCGCGAATTATGAGCGCGGGCATTGGTTGAACGGACGCGCGTCGTCGCGGTCGCTGGCCTCGGTGGTCAGTGAGATCTGCGAGCGCTCTGGCGTGACCCGTTATGATGTGTCCAAGCTCTATGGTTTGGTGCGTGGCTATGTAGTGGACCAGATCAGTGGGGCGCGGGCAGCCCTGCAACCGTTGATGCTGGCCTATGGGTTCGAGGTGTCTGAACGCGAAGGCGTCCTGATCTTTGCCTCGCGCACTGGTCGGCCCGACCACATCTTGGACCCCGAAAAAATGGCGCTGTCACCTGACCGCGACACAACGCTTGAACGCATCCGCGCGCCCGAAGCCGAGATCGCCGGGCGGGTTCGCCTGAACTATATCGAAAGCGGCGGAGATTATGACATTCGTGCGGTCGAGGCGATCTTCCCGGATGAAACCAGCTATTCGGTGTCCACATCCGAGATTCCGCTGATCCTGACCCGGGCCGAGGCGCGCGCCATCACCGAACGCTGGCTCTCTGAGGCCCGCGTCGCACGAGATAGCGCCAGCTTTGCGTTGCCGCCGTCGGAACTGTCCAAAGGGGCAGGGGATGTACTGAAGCTGGAAACCGACGCCGGGACCGAGCATTTCCGCGTGGACCATGTCGAGCACGCAGGTGTGCAGAACATTCGCGCCGTGCGGGTCGAGCCGGGTCTGTTCCTGCCGTCAGACAGCGTTGATCCGGCGCCTGCTGTGAAACCCTATATAGCGGCCGGCCCAGTCTTCCCCATCTTCATGGATCTACCCTTGCTGACCGGAGAGGAAGTACCCCATGCACCGCACGTGGCGGTCACGGCCGAGCCTTGGCCGGGTAAGGTTGCGATCTATCGCTCGGCCAGTGACAATGGCTATCGCCGGATTGATCGGGTGACGGCGCGCTCGATCATTGGAGTCACGGAAACCGAACTGATGGCTGCGCCAGCGGGCGTGTTGGACCGTGGCCCTGCATTGCGTGTGAAACTGTCTACGCCTGATACGCTGTTCTCGGTATCTGCTGACGATCTGCTGAACGGGGCCAATGTGCTGGCGATCGGCGACGGTACCCCTGAAAACTGGGAGATTCTGCAATTTGCCACAGCGGACCTCGTGGGTGAACAAACCTACGATCTAGGCCTGCGTCTGCGGGGACAGTTGGGCACGGACGCCACCATGCCATCATCGTGGCCAGTTGGCAGCTATGTTGTCCTGCTGGATGGTGCGCAGGAACAGATCCCTCTGGCATCCTCTGCCCGTGGCCTGAACCGTCACTATCGCATCGGGCCAGCACGAAAGTCTTATACGGACGAAAGCTATGTGCATCTGGTGCAGGGTTTCAACGGTATCGGATTGCGTCCCTATGCCCCTGCGCATCTGACCGCTCGTGATGAAAACGGTGATCACCAGTTCAGCTGGATCCGCCGCACGAGGATCGACGGGGACCCCTGGGGCGAGACCGAGGTGCCGCTGGGCGAGACCGACGAGCGCTATCGCCTACGGATCCGTGACGGCGCTACCGTGCTGCGTGAGATCGACGTTCTCAGCCCCAGTTGGAGCTACATTGCCGCGCTGCGTAGCGCGGATATGGTGACCGGCAGCTATACGGTTGAAGTTGCGCAGATATCCGAGAGGTTCGGGCCCGGTCCATATGCGCAGTTGCAGGTGACGCTCTAA